AAATTACCACCAACTTGCATCGTGGCATTGCCGTCAATATAAACTGTCACATCACCTTGCACATATACTTGTTCATCACCAACAACTACTGTAAATTTATTCCTCTGTATTCTTTCTGAACGGTCACCTTGTGGCCCATATTCAGTATAAGAACCAGAACGATGATAGAGATGAATCCTCTCATTGTCTTTTGTATCGTCAAATTCTAGTGCATGACCCGATTCAGATTCATACACATTGTTATAAGGATATTTCGCATTGTAGTAAGAATTAGGTTCTACTTTATTAAGTTTTTTCGCAGCCTTTGCCTGATTGATTGGCGATGGATAGTCTTCATCATTTCTTGCCAGTCGTGATGTTGTTGGTTCGTCTAACTTTCTTGGATACAAAGTCTGTGATTCGTCTGGTTTCACTGGTGCAGATGCCAATTGACCTGCATCTCGACCGTCACTAAATGCCTCTTGTGCGTTTCCTGCTTTTAAGGGGATTGAAGGAAACACACCAAGAACTACTGGTGACTGACCATTCTCACCGTCCATAAAGAACCCAAATACCATGTCTCCTTCTTTTGGTGGATATGGCGATGAAACATTTGATGAATAAGATGGAGTAGCCCAAGGTAACATATCAGTTGGCAATAGCATCTTATTTTCAGCATGCCAACCAACACAACGCACACGAACACGACCCAGTTTAAGTGGGTCTTGTCTATCTTCTACAATTCCAATCCACCAAACAAAACCATCTTTACCTGCAAACTTCTGTGACTGTTTTTCTTCCATATTAATAAGAACCTATCGCAGATGTTTGTAATGGATTGCTAACAGGAATAAATTGATTGTCTGAAGATGTTGTTGCAATCTCAATGATAGTTTCGTGTTTGTCGTATCCAATTTTTTGACGAGAAGCAACGATTAAATATTTACCACTTAAACTTGGATCTTCATTGTCATCACCTTTCATTTTTTTACCAAATGTTGGTGCAACTAAACTGACATTGAAACCCGAAGTAAGTTGAAAGTTACCTGGCATTGAAAGACGAATTCGTTTTGTCATCAAATTTTTAATGATTGATGTTCTCTGTGAAAGATAACTCTCAACATTGTCTTCTTTTGAAATTGATGTTGGATCTTTCTTTTTGATATATTCACTCAACTGTCTTGCAGCACCAAAACTACCAACAGTTTTATTTGCATCATAAGTTTCTGTGTTGTTTACACCATCACGATTAATAATTTGTGAAAAGTTTGGATTTTTGTTTCCATGTTTCATATTCAAATAATGGTCACCATAACTAATATTTCTTGTTGCGACTGTTCTTGTCATTGGATCAAAACCAATAAACTTACCTGCATTTACACCTGAACGAGTTTTTTCTACCTCATTGGCCTGCGATATGACTTCTAAAGACCTAGCAGAACTAATTTCGTCAATTGAATTTTTACCTTCTTGGTTTTTTGGTTCAAACTTGACATTCAAAATATCTGGTTGTGATAACAAAACAGATAGTGAGGCAAAATTATAACCAATCATATTCTGATAAAACATAAAGTTTGGAGAGTCTTGTGAATCAACTGCCCTCTTTGCAATCCAATCTATGGCATCCAATGGTCTTAAATTTGGTATTACAACTTTTCGAAGACCTGATGTTGGATTGATAATACCTCTTAGATTGTTCGATGGTACTTTTAGATAGTTAAGAAGAATTTTTTCAACCATCTGGGCATAAGTTGTTTCGAAAGACTGATTAATCCTTTGTTGGTCAGAATACATTAATTCATCTGCAACAAAATGTAATAAGAATGTTTCACTATTTTGAGTGTCATTCTTTCGGTCTGACTGTTTGTATATTCTAAATGCTTTTCTAAAAGAAGCAATATCAGACTTCTTATCTTTTGCTATGTCAATGAGAAGGGATTCAGAACCATCGAACAAAAGGCGACCAGAAAGACCAATCGAATCTTTTATCAAAAGTGTTCCGTTAATGACAGGAACTAAAACAGAATCAAATATGTTTAATTCTTCAAAGATACCTGATATGTCAATTGGTCCTGCCTTTGTTACAATTACCAACTCATTTATCTTAAATTGAGTTGATTGTTTTACTTCAAAACTCATTGTGTAATCACTCTCTTAAATTCTTTACTGACCGCATCAACAAAATCTGATTTGAGTAGTTTAATTTCTCTTTTACTTTCATTCAAATCAATTTCATAATCATAGTATGTTTGTTTTTCTTTTGTAATGGCAATTGTTACAGATTCGCCAGCCTGTGTCGTATATGTTGTTGTCGTTGCAGCAATGTTTGCATAGGTATTTTGGTCAACTTGCAATTTCTCTATCTTTTGTGTGCCATCAAAAGAAGTCGTAGTAATGATTTTTATATACGCCTGAACATTGTTGACACTCATTGCCCATGCAATGCCAGTTTGAACGGTTGTATTTGCCGCACCATTCGCAGTATATTTTTTATCGATGTAGTTGATTATTTCACGGGAATCTAATGGCCAATCCCATTGAGGATCAACAATATCATTGAACAATAAAACTATCCAATGTTTTTCAACATCTCCATAATACTTGTCTGCAATGATTTCTGGTGTATCACCGTCCTGTATGTTATACTTATAGAATGCAGCAGAGTTTTGTTTGATACCTTCTTCAAACTTAAATCTGGTAATTAAATTAGTTACAGATTCTAAACCAGTTGTATCATTATTACTGGTATAGAATGTTTTAGGATAGTAATTGAAAAATGTAGCCATTAACTTGATCCGTATTGTCCTGCTTGACTTGCTCTTGTGAACGAACTACTTTGTTGGTCAGAAAAGTCTTTGTCTTGTTTGAAATCTGTTTTCGTGAGATATGTAGTCTCTTGGAATTGCAGAGTAACTTGAATTGCCACCGGCATACCTGTTCTACCAACAGCCGGAGAGTTTTCACCTGGCACTTCAAAAGCAGACCAACCATTTGGCGCATAGTTCACATCAATTGTAGTCAAAACGCAAGTTGCAATTGAAGGAATGTTTGGGTTTTGAACACCACCATAATAAAACTTAATATCAAATTCAGACGGTGGAATTAAAAACCCTTGGGCAGAAGATAACTCTGGTGCCTGATGAAAACGAAATCTCTCAATAATTTTTTGAACTTCTAGTGCTTCTCTTTCATCTCTAGGATAAAATGTAAAATCAAATTGAAATGTTCTGAAGTTAGGAGATTTATAAATCATCTCTAACATTGGATTTTGAACTGTACCGGTTGCGGCAGTAAATCCTAATTGAGCAGTTTGTCCACTACCTGTCAATGAACCTATGGTACTGGCACCTTTTTGTAGAGCCAATAGTTTTGCTGTTTCTCCTCCAGCTGCAGCAGTTTTTTTAATTGTATCGGCTGCACCTTCTCCAGATTTGAAAGCATCAATTAGTGATGCACCAGCAGCAGCTGCTTGTCCTAACATTTCTCCACCCAATGACAACTGGTCATAAGATTGTGAATAGGAATAATTCAAAGTATCTGGCATGTAGAGTGCAATTGCATCTGTTGTCAATTGCGTTTTTCGAAGACTTCCTAAAGGACTTTTGTCTGTAATTGCTTTGATAGAAGTGTCGATGTTTGCTTGTGTGGCAGCAGAGTTACCACCAATCAAAGATGTTTTTCTACCAAATAAATTGTTTACATCATTAACAACACCACCAGCAGCTTTACCTACGGCAGATGTTAAACCCTCTAACGCCCCTCCTGTGGCTTTATTAATTTCACTTAAACCATTATTAATTTTACTTAACAGAGCGCCACCAACTTGTGAACCTATATTTGATGGTTGTAATGCATTCAATTGCGAGAATGCATTATTTTGTAACGAAGAAGCTGCAGCATTAACTGCCTTTTCGTCAACAATTCCTGATGGAAATTTGGTATTCGATTGTTGACGGATGTAAAACACCATGTAGTGTGCTTTATCGTAATTGCCAACATCAATTGGATATCTGAGTGTTGTGGTCTTAAAACGATTGTCAACTAGGTTACCAAGAGGACCTTTTCTGGTTACTGAACCTTTGTTGAACTGAATGTCGCCAAATCCGAAAAGAGGCATACTTTTTCCTATAAAGAGAGATAGATAGTATTTATGTCATATAAGGGATGGTTTAAGCCAAAGAACCCCAAGAAATATAACGGAGATGCAAACAACATCGTCTATCGTTCATCTTGGGAATTGCGGGTAATGAAATACTTGGATGAGAATCCAAGGGTTATATGGTGGGCATCTGAAGAACTTTATATACCTTATGTCTCACCTGTTGACAATCGTGTTCATCGTTACTTCCCTGATTTTATTGCAAAAGTCAAACAGGGAGACAAAGAAACCACTCTTGTTTTAGAAGTGAAACCATTCAAACAAACACAACAACCTACGCAAGCAAGACGCACAAAACGATTCATACAAGAAACAGTCACATATGCCGTTAATCAGCAAAAGTGGAAAGCAGCAGAAATGTTTTGTAAAGAACACGGTTGGCAGTTTAAGTTAATCACAGAAAAAGAACTTGGTTTGTAAGATAAATACACGATGGCGTATTTACTCGACAGACTGAAACAATCTCTTGCAAAAGAGGGTTTAACTCCTCGAACAGTATCAGCACGAAAGTGGTTGCAGGCAAAAGTAGGAGATTTGAAACCTACTGCCGCAGCTCTGATGCGAGATAGAGAACGCCTAAAAGATAAGTCTTTTATTGGTAAGATGTATTTCTTTTTTTATGATCCAAAGTTGAAAGATTCGTTGCCATATTACGACAGGTTCCCATTGGTAATTCCAATAGAACGATACTCAGACGGGTTTCTAGGGTTGAATTTGCACTACATTCACCCAAAGCAACGAATTCTTCTTTTAGACAAATTGAGTGATACATTGAGCAATAAAAGATTTGATGAAAAGACTAAGTTTCGTGTCAACTACGATTACTTGGTGGCTGCTTCTACAGCATTTGAAGCTATGCCATGCATCAAGAGATATCTCTATACGAATATAACATCTCGATTTTTGGAGATACCTGCTGATGAATGGGATATTGCAGCACTTTTACCGGTGCAACAATTTACTGCATCCGAAAGCAAAGTTTACGCAGATTCACGAAAGAAATTCTAAATGTCGTTCTCACCAAATTTATTCTTATCAAATATTCGTGGCAAAGACGGACTCGCAAAACCATCTAGGTTTGAAGTCATTCTTCCTATCCCACCATATATTAATCAATTCGTTGGCAACTCAATCATCGAAAAGATATTGAACTTTCCAAACTCTATCTTTAGTGATGTATCTAATGCCATTGGTTCGGCATTTGGTCGCCAAGGTGAATCTGATGAGTATTCAAAAACATCAAATTCATCTCTTACAAGATATCTAGCACTTCAATGTGAAAGTGCAGAACTGCCTGGCAGAACAACTGCAACTGCCGATGTAAAGATTTATGGTCCTACCTTCAAAGTACCATATCAAACACAATATACAGATACGACATTGACCTTTCTGTGTACCAATGATTTCTACGAAAGAAAGTTATTTGACCGTTGGATGGAAGCAATTCATCCTTCTGATACCAACAATCTTCGTTTTCCAAAAGGGCAACAGTCTCGGTATCTAACGAATATTAAGATTATTCAATATGATGAATTTATTAAAAGAATTTTTGCAGTAGAACTTATCGATGCATTTCCTATTGGAATTGCACCACAACAATTGAGTTGGGGAGAAGATGGATTTCATCGCCTTTCAATTCAATTTGCATATCAAAGATATCGACCAGTCTATGACGGTGGATACGATTTAGCATCAGCGGCTACTGCACTCTTTGGTTCCGCAGCAGCAAGAGCATTACCAATTGGTCGTGCATTTTAATTAACAAAGCGAGGATATTATGTTACCTAAATTAGATGTTCCTATTCATACTGTCAATTTAATTTCGACAGGTAAACCAATTCGTTTTCGTCCGTTTCTTGTCAAAGAACAGAAATTGTTTCTTATGGCATCTGAATCTGAAGACCCAAACGAAATGATTGGTGTTATTCGTCAAGTGTTGAAGAACTGTGTGCTTGATGAAATCGATGTTGACAATCTTCCTACTTTTGACTTAGAGTTTCTTTTTATGCATCTTCGTGCAAGGTCGGTAGAAGAAATTGTTAATCTTCGGTACAAGTGCAACAATGTCATTAAAAGTGAAGACGGTGAAGAAACCAAGTGTAGTGGTATTGTCGAGTTTGACTTGAACTTATTAGAAATTGAACCAACAAAGAATCCAAACCACAAAAACAAGATTCAAATTACAGAGAATCTTGGTATCTGTTTCAAATACCCAACATTTGAAATGATTCAGAAATATGAAAAGTTAAATGAGAATGAGGTGATGATTCGCATTCTTGTTGATTGTATCGATTACATTTATGACAAAGAACAAATTTATTATGCAAAAGATACACCAAGAGAAGAACTAGAAGAATTTGTTGATAGTCTTCAACAAAAAGATTTAGAAAAATTCAAAGAGTTTTTTGATACAATGCCTGAAGTGAAAAAAGATGTGCATTTCAAATGCCCAAAATGCAGCTATGAAGAAGATATGACGATAAAGGGCATGCAAAGTTTTTTCGTCTAATCTTTCGTTATGATACTCTGAAGAATTACTATGAGACAAACTTTGCTTTGTTGCAACATCACAAGTATAGTTTGACTGAATTGGAAAATATGATACCTTGGGAAAGAAACATTTATGTGTCTCTGTTGGTGAAGTATTTGCAGGAAGAAAAAGAACGCATCGAATTACAGAAGGCAACTAGAAAACGATAATGGCAGATTTTGCAAGTAGATACATTTCTGAGATAGAATCTGGTAAAGGTTTATCAGGTGGCGCTAGAACTGCGGCTTCTGGTTCGATGAAAGATATTGGCAAACAATTTGGTAAAGAAAACATTGTTCGTGCAATGTTTGGTGGTGATGATATTTTCTCTGCAATGATTCGTGGTAAGTTAGGCGTCAAAGCTAAACCAGGAAAAGAAAGAGCACCAGAAAAAGTTGGTGGTGCAGAAATGACTGGTGATACTGCTGTGATGCTTAAAGTGATTGCAAAGAATTCTATGGCATTGCCTGGCATGGCAAGAGATATGAATGTTCTTCGACAGAATGTTCAAAAACTTGTTAAACTCAAAGGCGGCAAGTCTAGAGGCGGGGCAGATGCATTCTTTCTTAAAGAAGATGAGCGTGAACGGGCATTAGAAGCACAAAGAATGAAAGCAGATGGTGCAGCGCCAACGGCCGCAGCTGCACCAACACAAGATAAAGAAGGTGGTCTTCTCGACTCCATAATGAAAATGTTTAGTGGCGGTTTTATGGACGGCATTAAACAACTTTTTAGTCCTAAAAATTTAATTTCAATATTCAAAAAAGTTTTCTTACCACTTGCAATTATTGGAACATTGTTTAGTGGTATCACAGCAGGTTTCAAAAAGTATCAAGAAACAGGAAGTTTTAGTGAAGCAATAGTTTCTGGTCTTGGTGGCATGTTGAGTTTCTTGACATTTGGATTATTTGGTGAAGACACACTTAAATCGTTATTTGATTCTATTAGTAATTTCTTTCAACCCATTACAGATACAATCTCAGGCATATTTACTGGCATCAAAGATTTTGTAAAAAGTCTATTTGGTGGTAAGGTTGATGTGAAAGATGAAGCACCAGCAAAAGCAGATTCAGTTAAACCTACAATGCCTGATCCTGCTAAATTTGCTTCGGGCGCAGCAAAAGCATCTGGCGCATCCGATGAAAAGTCCGCTGACCTTGGAGCTCTATTTGGTGCAGTAGGAAAAGGTGATGCACAAGGATTATTTGCAAAGGCACAAGAGTTTGCTGCAAAATATCCTGAACCACCGCCAACTGAAACCACTCCAGAACCAGTAACAAAAGAAGGTATACCACTTGAACAAGCACAAAGAAATTACGAATTAAATAAAAGATTAACTGGTGATGCTTCAAAGGCACTTGGTGTTCCTTTAGAGGCACCAAAAGCACCTGAACCTGCGAAAGCACCAACACCTGCAACACCAACTGCTGTTGCTCCAGAAGTTGATCCTGAGGTTAAAAAGTTAGATGAATATTTTAATAGACCAGAAAATGCAGCAATGTTATCTCGTTTAGAAGATGTTCAAAATCGAATTAATATAATTCGCCGTGGTATTTCCTCAACGAAAGCTTTACTGCGAAGTGAAACTGATCCTGCTAAAATAAAAGAATTGCAAGACAGTATAAAATTCCAAGAAGCAGGATTAGATGCTGCTCGGTCTGAAAAGCGCTCAATATTAGATGCTGCAAGAAAATCTTTAGGTATTCGTGAAAAAGGCCCAATGTCATCACCTTCTGCACCAACATCATCTGGATTAACAGCATCAGCTGGTGGTTCATCAGGAACTGGAAGTGGAAGTGCAGGAGGTGGAAGTGGAGGTACAGTATCTACTGCTTCAGCAGCACCATCTCCAATTAGTGCTGATCCTCCTTCGTCTGGTTCTTCTTTATCAGATGCCTCTAGTCAAGTTGCAGAAGCACAGAGAATGGAATCTGCTGCTGATGTTGGTTCTGTTGTAAATGCTCCAACAACAAATAGTTCTTTAGCATCAGAAGGTGGAGCTAAACCCCAAGTTGCAAATGTATTTAATGAAGAATTTGCCAAATTAATTAGAACATAATATGGCAGATATTTCAAAAATTCTTGGTAGTTCTATAAAAGACAAAGTTCTTGGTGTTTCAAAAACCCAAGGCATCGTCAAAGAAAATCCAAACCCACTTATGAAAGTCATTGGCAAAAACTTTATGACCTTGCCTGGTCTTGCCCGTGACTTAAATGTTGCTCGTCAAAACTTTCAAACACTTGTTAAATTAGAAGGTGGTAAACCTGCAAGAGGTGCTGATGCTCATTTTCTGAAAGAATCTGAGAGAGAAAAAAAATTAGAAGTTGAAACTGCCGAAGATAAAAAACCAACTTTGTTATCTAAAGCAGGAGAAAAACTTAAAGAAAAAGCAAAAAAGAAATATGACAAACTAAAAGACCAATATTCAAAAAGTAATATAGCAAAAAAACTTACAAAATATTTGGGACTTGCAGCTATTGTTGGTGTTGTTTTTGTTGCATTCAAAGATACTTTTACAGAGTGGGCCACAGGATTATTTGACGCAATCAAAGTAAAGTTTGATGAATTTACAAATAGTATTAAACAATGGTTTCAAGATTCAATACAACCTATCATTGATAAGGCAAAAGAACTTATTGCTCCAGTTGTAGATGCAATAAAAGGTTTTGTTGAAAAAATCAGTAATTGGTTTGGTGAAAAAATACAAATGTTAGCTGAAAAATTTCCTCAAACTTTTGCATTTATAAAAAATGTTATTGATAAAGTTTCTGCTATAATTGACGGTCTTAAAAACATTGTTGATAAACTTAATCCCTTTAAGAAAAAAGAAAAAGTTGGGCCAGTTGACGATACTGCTGAGAGACAAAAATTACAAAGACAACAAGATGATGCTCTAAAAAGACAAGCAGAACAAGCAGAAAGACAAGAGACAGAGCGTGTTCGTAAATTAGAAAAA